AATGCCTACGTCGCATAGGATGTCACCAGTATGTGATTCAATCATATCCTCAAATACTATCATCCTATCTTTCATTATTTATCAGACCTTAATCCTTTAATTAAGCCTCTTACAGCACCTCCCATAAAGTTATCTACAAGGTCAATAAACCATGGTTCTATTGTTGAGTTCCAAAGTCCTTTTGTAACTTTCCATTTACCAAGACCTAGCGTCATTGCTTTGCCTAAAGTTTCAAAAGTTGTTTCTACAACAGAACAAATATGTTCATTAGGAACTTTTTTTAGTACCCACAATGCTATACCAGCAGCACCTCCGCCAGTCATCAAGCCTGCGTTACCTGTTAAAAATGTCATAAAACTAGATTCCATAACTTCTCCTGTTTAATTAAACTAATTTACTACACTGTTCCCCATAATTCAATGAGAAATTTTCCTGCAGAATAATCAGCATCTCCAGAGCTTTGACAAACTAAATAAAGGTAATCATTGCCTGCAGGTAAATTTCCATTATCAAATATAGTTGTTGTTCCTAAATTTTGAGTTCCACCATTAATAACTTGTTTTTCTGTCAATGTTGATATTGCTGCATTTTCAATACCAGTGCCTTCTGTAGCTGCATATAAATCCATATCTTGAACAGTAGGTTGCTCTAAACATGTCATTCTACCACTAAAAATAGTCCCGTTAAGAGCTGTTGTTATTTGACCTATATGGCAAGGATTAGATGTTCCATCATTACCAATTATATCTCCAGCTGCGCTATGTCTAAGTCCAGTAACATCTATTAGTATACTTGTTTTTATAACATTTCCGTATCGCTCTACCCAGCTTTTATAAACTTCGCCAGTAGCATCTGTAATACCTGTTCCTGCTGTTGGGCCGCTATTTCCATTTAATAATACTTTGCCTGCGAATGTTGTAGGTGGAGTTATAGCCATAGTGTTACTTATCATTGAAACATACAAAGAATCTTCATCTCTAATTTCTAAACCATCTGATTCTGTAAACAATATATCTCTAGCTCCAGTAAATGTTAAATTACCAGTAATAGTAGTATTTCCACCAACAGCTAATGTAGAATCTAATGTTAATGCATTTGTTATATTACCACCAGATATAGTCAAATCTCCTTTTATAGTAGCATTACCATTTGTATCTAGCTCAAAATCATTTGCAGCTTCAAATGCGCCATCTGTATTTATAGCAAATACATCCTGGTCATCATCAATACCTATTATACTTTTTAATGTAGTATGTCCAAATGTAATAGACCTATCTGTTCCATCAGCATCAGCTCCTACGACTACATTCGCATTAGCTGTAAATAAACCTGTAGTCGTTAAACTACTATCACATGTAATCGCATTTGTTATATTGCCTCCTGTAATAGTTAAATCTCCTACTACAGTAACATTTGTTCCAGCCATTGTAATTGCTGTAGCACTACTTGATTTTATATCATTACCAGTTACTGTTAAATCTCCAGCAATAGTTACATCACCTGTAGTGTTTGTAGTTGTTATTGATGTAGTTCCATTTTGACTATATATAATATTATTTCCAAGCTTTATTCCTGCGCTAGCTGTAATTAATCCGCTTAACGTCATTGGGCTTGCAAGTGTAGTCATTTCAACATCAGCAGTTCCACCACTATTAGTATAATAAAGTTTATTATCGTCTTTTTGAAATAATATTTTTTTATAAGTTGTTGAAATTACATCTGCTGTTAATGTTGCCGACATATCTACTCCTAAGTTGTTGTGTTGCCATCATCACGAAACCATCGTGATATATTATCTTTATTAAAGCTTTCAGGTATTTCGGTAAAATTTACTCCAGTCATTTGAGACAAATTAAATGCACCTGGAAGACCTTTTTTATTAGCTAAAGTATCATCTAAACCAGTATTAGATATTTCTGAGCCTTGACCTTGCTTATTAGTATCTGCAGGTTCAACAGAATTATTGCCCTTAAATGATTGCCTAGTAAATGCCATTAAAATTCTTGAGGTGCAATAACACCAGTTTGTATATAGTTACTTCTTGCAAATTTCTTTCCTTGCTTAACTACCTTTTCATATTCCATATCAAAGTATTGAGCAATGTTAATATCCATAGCTGGTGGAGTCTTATATCCCATTGCAATTACTTTAAATACTAATGCTTCATGAAATTGAGGAGGTATATGACCTAATGGACCAGCAGTAGAAGACTCAAAATCTGTTTCTTTAATATTGCTTCCAGTATTAAAATGGTCAGCTTTACATATACTATTAATTCTAATAGGTTTAGCTGCTGATATAGTTTGATAGTTTGTTGTTGCACCATCAACTGTAGTAGAACCTTTCTTTTCAATTATAGCTAACCTATCATTGTCTACAAAATAATATCTTTCTGGATTAGTATACATTACATCTCCTCTGTAGTTGTGTCGTCTATAATAGGTTTATTAGTCATCCTTGGTATTCTTACATTGTTAAGATATACTTCTCGTATTGTAAGTATCTCATCTGGCAATGTATAGTACCTTTTACTTGCTGTTGTTGAATCAGGGTTTACATCACTACCTAAACTAAAACTATGCTTAATAAGCTCTGTTTTAGCGCAAAAATCATCAGATGCTCTATTGAGCAATAATCTAATTTCATTATCAGCCATATTAGGATGATGTTGTCTAACTAATTCTATCATTTCATTTAATGTCATTTCCATCTCCTACTAATTGAAAAGGAAGTCCTAATCTTTGTAATTCTTCTTGAATCATTTTATCTATAGTAGCTATCTGACCTTGTGTCAAAGCAAACAATTCATTGTCTTCTTCTTCTTGAACAGCTTCACTTATTTTAGCTTGCAACAGATAAGAACATGCCTTTAATATTCCTAAGTTTAAAGCTTGTTGAGGAAAGTCAAAATCATCTCCAGAAGTTTTTTCAGTAATATCTGTATCTATTAAATATTGATATCTATATATAGCTACTGTACTTCCAGTTGGTTTAATTACCATATCACCATTAGCTTCAAAACTATAAATAGGATTTTTATAATTACCTTCATTGTAATATATGCTAGTAGGGTCACCTTGACCTCTTTTTAAATAATCCAAAGAAACTTCTTTAGCTACTCTATCAGTACCGCCACTATCTTCTCTAGTAACCAAAATAACTTTTGCATTAGAAGCATCAATTGTTGACAAATCTGTTGATGGTGAAATTAAAGCACTTCTCCACAATTCAGAGTCTGATGGAATTAAATCAGCAGCATGATTAAAACCAGAATTAATTAAGTCCTTGTAGCCTTCTATTGAAGTAACTTCATCACCTACAAGGTCTTTTATTCTTGTTATTATGCTACTCGCCATCTTCTACTTTTTCTTCAACAGATTCTTCATCAAGAGATTCGAGTATTTCTATTGCGCCTAATAACTTAAATTTAAGTTGTGTAAACTCTTCTAACTTAATAGTTACTTGTTGTAAATCTGTTTTTAATTTAGCTATTTTTTCTTCCATTTTATCTTTTAACCTCGTTTTTTATTTTTAGTATCATATATATTAAAGTAGCTATAGCTGTCAAGGCGCTTAAAAACGGAGGAATTACCTCTAGCCAAGTCACCATAGTACCACTCATCCCAACAAAAGATGTTCTAACTGTATCTATTGAACTATTCATTTAATACTCTATATGAAAAACTAAATCCATAGAATCTGCTTGGAATGTTATGGCGCCACTCGAAGTCTGTATAGCAGCAATATAAACTGATGTTGACCCTGGTGCTGCTTGTAATAATATAGGATTAACATCTTCAGTATTTGAATTATTATACACTCTTTGTATTCTTGAATTATCTAAAAAACCTGTATTTGCTTCACTACTATCTAATTTTAAATATCCAGTAACGTTCATAGCTTCAAGTGCTGAGTCAGCTATGTTTGCTGTTGCATTAACTGTACCAAGAGTTCCTGTGTTTTCTGAAAATATAAAATCAATGTCAACCGTAGTAGTAACTTGATTTACAATGAACATAGCTATCAATTTGCTACACCCGCCATCACCTAATACAGCATTTGGTATTTCTACGCTATTAAATACAACATCTCCTTGTCCATAAGCAGCTGTATCCAATGTCGGTGTAATTCTAATAATCCTACGTCTTGCTGTAGATATTGAGCTTCCAGGGCTATCAGCGCTTCGAGTTACAGCATTTCCCGCATGCGTTATTGTTAAATCACTCATTTTTTCTCCATTTAAAAAATTATGCTAGGGGGCCATAAGGACCCCCTAACGATTACATCATTATGATGGGTCTTTGCCTATACCACCAAAAGTAACTGGGTTATTAATAGTATCGTTCTTTTTTGCTTGTTTGTCAATAGGAAGTCTACAAAATGCAGCATTAACTGCAGCTACACCTGCTGTAACTAATCCCGCTGCAACTCCATTACTACCAGCATCAGTTACTACCATTTTAACTCTTAACCTAACAACTCCAGCATACGTAAGGTCTTCATCTGAAGCAGTAGCAGGCACTATTACTTCGCTTGTATAATCTTGAGCAGGGCTACCTATGTCTGTCCATGTGCCAGCATCTTGAATTGCTGCCGTGCCAGGAACAACTTCGTTTCCACTGTTAAAATTATTACCATTTGAAGATTTATAGTATTGCCAACATGTTGTTATTTGAGCATCACCCGTATCACCAATTTCAAATTGAGCACCACTTGTAATAGTTCCTATACATAACTCTTCACTATAATAAGTATTTGTTTCACCATTACCAGTAGCTCCAGGGTCAGACATTATAGTGTTAGCTGTATATTGAACAACTTTATTGCTTATTGAAGGAGCCCAATTTGGAGATAAATTACCCGTTGGGCGGGACCCCGAAGGGTCCGCCCGTAGTATTGTAAGATTACTTTGGTCTGCCATAATCTACCTCCTAACTAAACTTAAGAACAGCGTGAGTTTCTGGTAAGCTAATTTCAAGACCAGCTTCTGTAATCACTTGGTCTTGTCTTCCATCAACTCCATTATCCTGTACGTTAGTTTCAACAAAGGTATCTCTGCTTATTCCATTTCCAACTAGTGGTCTATATGCTACATTTTTTAAATCAACAGCAACACAATAGTTTTCCCATGGACCTCTAAATAAAGGCTCAGCAACAAAATGTAAATTACCAAAAATAGTATTTACCATTGTTACTTGGTGTCCAAATGCACCTTTTACATTTTGAACATCTAAGCTATATTGAGAAGCTCCAACTGAGTTGTTTAAGAAAGAGCCATTACCTAATTTATTTAAATAAGTAATAACTTTTCTTGAAGCAAGTACCAGTTTGTTTCCAGAATTACCGCCTTCAGGTGCAAAGAAATCTTCCATTGCATCTAAGAAAGCATCGTACCCAGAAGAAGCGTAAGTCATGCTATACACCTTACCATTAGCTTCTGTGTACGGAACAATTCCATGAGTATATCTAGTAGTAGTTGCTCCAGCAGTAGCATTTCCTAATCCAAACAAAAATGCCTGCTCCATATCCATTTTATGCTCCATAAGCTTATCTGTCCAGATTCTTTGGAACTCATTCTTAATGCCTCTATACTCTGTGGCAAGTGCAGTATTAGAGTAGATGTTCATTCCAGTTTTGAAAATTTGGCAATAGCCTTCGCTATCACTCATGATATCTTCCCAACCAAGAGGAGCATCTGTTCCTTCTGCAAAAGCACTTCCAATTACAGAACCTTTTTGACCAGCATTCATGTCTGCTCCAGCAGCAACAGCATCAATAGCTATAAGAGATTCACCTGTAATTTCTGTATGACCATTAGTTGCATCGTGATTAATAAACTTACCATCACCTGCATCTGCACCAGCATTTGTTGTTACTGTTGCATCTGGGTCAATTCTAAAACGATACACTTTTGAATCACCATCAGAATATATTGCTAATACTTGATTTGGTAGAATCCAATGACATTCTTCTTCTACACTAGATATTTTACCATCTTTAGTTACATTACAAGAAATATGTAAATCAGTACCAGCAGCAACTGCGTTTCCAGCACTAACTGTTCCTGGGTCCCAATCTTCACCTGTTGATACAAAAAAGTTACGTCTTTGCCATTGATGTCTTTGTTCTAAAAACTTAAAGACGGGGTCGTTTGTTGGTTTTTTACCTACTTTATTTAAATAAACGAAGAAAGGACTTTGCTGAGGAGCAAGTTCGGCAACCCTATCACCAAAATCAAATTTTCTTCGAGTATTGTCTAAAGATACACCTGTGCCAGTTTGATTGGCAGAGGTACTAAATATGGTCGCATTTCCTGAGCTCATATTTATTCTCCTTTACTCTTAATTAACTCTCTCTCAGCTGTCGTGGGACCTTCGAGTAGAGTTGGTTACCACGGATTCTTATTATTAAAATCCGATATTAAACTATCCATAATCTTATCAGAGTCACTTCTTGCATCATTCCCGCCACCTTGACCTGTTTGGACACCCATCGGAGATGGTATCTGCTGAGCTCTTTGTGTTTGTTGGAACTCAGGACTTGGTCCAGCATTAGGTTGTGGTTGGCCTTGGCCTTTCTGCAGTCTGTATAACTGAACAAGATTATCTAAACTAAGTGAATTAGGGTCTGACATCTGTTGAATAAACTCTTGAGCATCAGCATCATTAAATCCATAATGACCTTGAAGATGAGTATTAACATCAGCCATTTGCTGCTGTTGAGCTGCATGCGCCTGCTGTCTTTGTATTTCATCTTGCCTAGCTTTTTCTTGAGCATCAAACTTTTCTTGCATCTGAGTTACGGTATACTCTTGTTTTAAAGTAGCGTATTCAGACATGTTATCACGCCATTCCTCATAATCATCTAAGTACCTAGCGCTTTCGCTAGTAGGGTCGCTATACGCTTCCTCTCTACTGTAGCCTCTAGGTTTTTGGGGTCTTTCAGGTGGCTCAGGAAACTCTTCAACAGGTTCTGCTTCTTGTTGTGGAACTTGCATTGCGTTCATTTGAGCCTGTAATTGCTCATTCTGCCGCTGAATTTCTGCTATTTGATTATCACGTTGAGCAGTTTGGCTTTGCCAGTACTCAAATCGTTTTTGGTCATTTTTAGCAGAATACTCTTGTGCTTGCTCTTGTATTGGAGCAGATTCAGGGGTCTCAGCTACTGCTGGAGCCTGTTCCTGTGGTTCTGTTGTTTCTTGAGTGCCTAAAAAAGCATCCTCAATAGACACACTATCACTAGAGCCTTCTGTTGGCCATGGTCCTTCAAATGCAGTAGTTGCATCATTTGGATTGGCATTTTCCATCGGGGTATCTATGTTGTCTGTCATTTCTTTTTACTCACTTTCGGCTTGCCCTGTTCGCCGCTTACGGGGGTAGAAGCCTCTGTTTTTATTGAACCAGCGATATCACGCTTGATTACGGCCATATTGTCGTCAAGTCGTTTTTCATAAACAGAACTTGCAGCTTTCGCTTTATTACTAACTTGGTCAAGTTCTGTTTTAAATTTCTCAACTTCAATTCTTTTTCTAAGGTTAACTGACTCCCTATCTCTAGATTGCAAGTCACCCTTTAATTTTTTAATTTCATCAACTGCTTGTTGCAACTGTGTTTGGAGTTGTCCGACTTGGTCGGTTCTTTCAACAACACCCTCCATATCAAATACTTCTGTCTTCTTGAGAACCTCAATTCTATCAACCAATCCTTTCTGATAAGCATCCATATAAAACTCAAGCTCTGCATATCTGTTAGAAGGTAATGTACTACCTGATAGATAAATTACGTCATATTTTCCAACTGTAATATCATTAAATGTAGTAATTTCATTTGTTTTGTCGTCAATAAGCTTTTTATTAATAACAAATTCACTTAATGAGTTATTAGGCTGTATTACTCTAAACACTTTTTCTTGCGTGTACAACTGCTGCATTAAAGGTATGGCCACTTGAGCTACTTTAGTTAGACCAGCTTCAATATCAGCTAATTTTGATTTAATTTTTCTTTGTCCAAATTCATCAAGACTAATTGTAGCCTTGTAGGTTTGTGGAGCAGCTTGGGCATTACCCATCATCATTTCATATAATCCTAACTGATGGTCAATATCTTGCTTAGCTACTTGCTCACCGCTATAAAGTTCGTTTGGAAGCGGAGAGGGTTGGACAGGCATTGGTGCGCCATCTGTTGGGTCATAAGGGATTGCGACACCAGGCTGAGCCCATTTCTGCTCAAATTCTGACATGTCTACACTACCTTCTGGGACAAGTATCTTAGTATTAGTACTTGTCGTTGCATGCGCTACTATTAATGAACGCATTTTATTTATATATTCTTGAAGACCTTTTATCATCCTTACATCAGATTGAGGATAAGGAGTTCTTGTATGTAAACTCATAAATGGTACAATTGGATAATCTTCTATTGGAAGTTCTCTGCTGTATAAATGTTTATCTCCCATAATAACGCACATATTGACCCGTTTAATTTGAGTTACAACTGTCTGTATTAGTTGTCGTTCAATAAGTTCTGCAAAACTTACTTCTTCAACGTTAATAGGCTCAGGCGCAATAGGAACTTCTGCATTGCCATCTAAACCCATACTCGTCATACCAGATTCCATTTGAGTTTGATACTGCTGTCTTTGTTGTTCTAGTTGAGATAAAATTACCTTTGCTTGTGCGGGGTCATCAATTATTTCGCCATTAATTATATATGCTTGTCGTTGAACGTAGCTAGCATATTCTTCTTCATTTAATAATAATTCTTTTTTACTCCACACTTCATAAATCCTATACCTATCAACCATTACTTTATAATAACGTTCGTACCCTCTAAGGTATTCAGTATTATCTGTTCTATCTACATCTTCAGGAAAATGAGTAGCCATATCGTTAGCTCTACCTGTTTCTGGCCTATCATGGTCATAATCACTGGCGTTATTAGCAGCATTTTTAATAGCCTTTTCATACATAGGATATAAGTTAGCAGCTTGCTCTCTAGTAAATAATCTAGATATAATAATATTTTCGGCATCATTAAAAAATCTATCTCTACTATTTGGGTCTACGTATACATCAAGTGGGTCTACATCGTGAATACACACTTCGCCTTTACCCATATCCATCATTGGGTCTTGATATACGTGTATATATCCTAATCCCATTACATAGTAATCATCTATCATTTGCCGTACTGCGGTTCGCCCATCAGATATATCATACATATACGCAAGCATAGCACTCATTACTTGTGCTACTTTATTGTCAGAATCTTCTCTAGGCGCTACTCTAAATGATGGTCTGTTTGCAGACATCATTGATTTTGCTGCTTCAACAGCAGGATGTACCCTATTAACAACTACAGGCGCTTGCCCTCTAGCTCTTAATATATCCTCTTGTTCTTTTGTCCATTGACGCCCAAGTCTAAATTCTTTATCTTCCTTGGCATGCTTTGCCCAGTTGTCGCGTTTAGAGCCATATTTCTGGAATAGGTCTAATGTTTCATCGACTAAGGGCTTGCCTGAAAGTTTCTTTTTAACGGTATATGCCATCTTGCAATTTAACTCCTACATAGTCATCCAATCAAGGAATTTCTTTTTCTTCTTTTTATCATACTTTTTTTTGTCATATTCTTTAAGTCTACACGGCTTTGCTCCATCTAATGCTGTCCACACAGCATCCATAACATCATCATGTTTACCTCTAGGATATGATAGAAATTCTTGTTGGGGTTTTATGTCTTCTGGTCTAAAATAAAATTGTTTTCTAGCAAACATTGGAACCATAGACAATAATCGTTCTGATTTTCTAGTTCTTGGTTTTACACCAGCCTCTAATCCTGGTATGTATAACCCTTTTTCTTTCATTATGTCTCTTACACCTACACGTAACGCTTCCTGATAACCTGTTGTTTCTATCTTAATTCGTCTAGGTTTAAATTTTGTAAACGTATCAATAATCATATCGGGTTGTTTAGAAGGAGTAACTCGCTCTCTCTTAATATCTATTACGTATTTATTGTTTTCATTGTCTATGCCAATAGTAGCAATAACAAAATAGTCTGCCCTTGATGACAGTGAAGATGCGGGGTCAACGCCAGAATATACCTCGACAGGTATTATCTTTTCTTCATCGTCTATTGTTCTAACTAGACACCCTTGTCCATTACGTATTTCATAATCGTAGTGATGCATTTGTATCCACTCAGGTTTAAACGGTGCGTTATCTGGTGACTGAGCAATATTCATATACTCCTGATAAAATCCATTCAAATTACCAATACTAGCAAACTCGTCTTTTATTTGCATTATACGTTCATGTGGAAACCTTTCGGGCCATATACTTTTTTCATCGTCGTCCCATATACTATACCACAAAACATTCCACGAAGCAGATTCTTTTATCCAATACAAAAAACAATCTTCCGATATAACCGTACCAATCATCACTAATTTACCATCATCTGATAGCGATGGTATTACTGCTTCAGTCATCCATTTCTTGTTTTTAGCTCTAGCTTCTGGTGTATACGCATTTAGCTCAGACTCAAAGTCGTCTACAATAATTAAGTTAGGTCTTGTATCTCCTTCAATAAAACCCCTAACTCTTTGCCCTGTACCCACAGCTATAATTCTAGTGCCATTAGCAAGTATAACATCATTGTTTGTCCATCTCTTGGCAGTAGTAGGTCCCATATCTCCAAACAACTCTGTAAATTTATCTGAATGCGCCAAATGATATTTAATTCTAGATAAGAAGTTAATAGACTGAGTCTGTGATTCTGATATAATAACAATAAATAAATCTTCGTCACTATGTTTAAACGCGGCTTTCCATAATGGAAATATAAGTGATGTGGTTGTGCTTTTGGCTGTACCACGAGGGGCCGCTATTGCGACCCTTCGTTGTTCGTTGTCGGATAAGGACTTGTAGATATTGAAGTGAAAAGGAGGTATCTCCTTCTTGAGGGCTGTTGGGAAGCAGTACCTTCCAAACAATGCCATATTAGTATATAACTTTTTTAACGCTTGCTGTTGAGCATAGCGTTCTTCATAGTCACTCATCTATTGGTTTAGTAGTAGTCCGTGATGCTTCTATATGCGATTCTTCTTTAACAATATCATCAATCATAGAAACAGATTTAGACTCTATCTTATCTACCGTTTTCTCCATATACTTTTCTTTCATGCCATGCATATCCTGCAGATTTTCCACAGCACGCATTATACTAGGGACATCTTTCTTGTCCTTAGCCATTTTAATTGCATCTTCTAATAAATTAAGAGTATACTTTTCATTTAGACCATGCTCTTCTAATAAATTAGATAATTCTTCTCGTACCATCCTTTTAAAGACCTCCGATTTCATAGTGCGTCGCCATTTACGTCTTTGAGAGCTAGTTACTGAGCCTAATGCCCATTCAATAGCTAAATCATAATCTGGCTTTAACGCATACATTGTTGCCAGGTTTTTCATCTTTTGCTGACCCGCCTGGACTTCTATGTAACTCTTACCTGTAAAAGTTACATTAGTTTTACGACCAGCAACAATAAGTTTTTTAGAATCATACTTAGGATTATAAAAGGTATAACCCCAAGGAAAACGCATATAAATACTAGAACGACCGTCTTCCGCCACATAATCTTTCTTTTTGATGACCTTTGCAACATAATCGTCATCAGAGATTGCATATTCTCCCTCTTCCGCTTCTTTCCAATATTTAAATTCAATCCCATTATCTTTTGCTTCGTTCTTTCTATAGACAGTATAGACTATCTTGCCTCGGTCTTTATGATTAATTGATATATCGTACATTAAACCATAGTATCTAAAAAAGCACTTTGATACCCAGGATTTACTATATCATCCATAAAAGATTCATCAGGCGTTTCATCTAAATAAAACTGCGATTGTTTTATAAAATGCTCTTCTGTTCCTTTGCCAGCTTCAGTATTCCAATTTTGTTTCCAATAATTAGCTTGCCCTTCTAAATCTTCGGGTATTGCAGAAGGAATATTTAATAATCCCATTCTTGTTAATGCAGCTGATATATATGGATTATGGTTTTCTTGAGCTAAATCTAAATTTAAAATATCAAAATCAGGTCTATTTAATTTATCCTGCAAATATTGATTAGCAATTTGAACTCTTTTAGCTCCTTCAGGCCCCGTAGCTCTTTGAACAATATCTTTGTATTTAATGGGGTCAATTTGCGAAGCTCCAAAAGAATATCCTCCCATCTTATCCATGCCAAGATTGCTTTCTGTTGCAGCTACATTTTTCATAAACTGACCTACATCACTATATCCTGCATCAGAGTATAATTTATTAATATCCCGTATTGCTTCTAATGTTTTTTCTTTAGCCATTACTTACTCATTGACCTAGCACGCTCTTTACTGCAGTTGCAGTTCCATTTACGCAATGCTTTGTTTATTCTGCTGTTTGGGTCGTTAGCCGTCTTCGCTCCCGTTAGTCTACGCTTCATTCCACACATCCTAGCACAGAAAGAACTTCTTCTTTTAGCAGATTTACTGCCTTTCTTTAGCTTACTTGGCTTCGTAGTAACAGCCATCTTTAGCTTAGAACCAGGGTTTGCAGCTCTATACGACGCAATACCCTTTCTATTTAAGCCACCAGATTTGCTTTTACCCGCTTTACGCTGCCATGCTGGTGTTTTAGCCATTTTTATTACGTTTCCTTCCTGAAGCTGTTATTGACCAGTTTACATGATGTGGACCAGTCTTCTTATATGCTTCTCTTTTCGGTATTCTACTGGCTATAGCAGCAGGTCTGCATGCAGGATAGGGTCTACCCTTATCTTTTTTCCCACTTCTACCACATTTTTTACCAGTCTTAACATCTCTCCAGTCTTCTTTAAACCATTGAGTCAATCCACCTTTGGCCATTAGTATGTACCTCCTCTGCGTTTGTACTCCTTAACTAGCCAAGCACTACCATAAGCAGAAGGCCATACTTTGAACTTTTTCTTAGCTAGTGCTTTAACTCGTAAATATAGTGATTTATTCTTTGGTTTAGCCATTAACTGCCGTAACCCATCTTTTTCTTAGTTACAGCGTCTCTGTTGCCTGCTTTCTTTAACATTTTTCTGTCTACAGCTCCTTTTCCAGCCATAGCTCCCATTTTAGCACCAGCCGCCATTGCTTTTTTAGCTTTAGCTGCAGCAGCCATCCCTGCTTTTGTGTATGGATACTTCTTTCCACCTACATCTGGCATAATTACCTCCTTGATTTTGGCTAAAGTTAATTATAAACTCAAAATAAAAGCAAGAATTAAATTTTTACTTACTACTAGTAGTACTAATAGTACTTACATACGTTTATCTGTTGATACTAGGTACTATATGTTACCAATCTCACTACTACTAGTACTACTATTAGTACTACTACGTAGTAAAATAAGAAAGTTGAGCAAAAATGCAAGAAAAAAATTTTCAAAAAATTTTCTGTAGAATGGATGCACGTGATATACCATCTATGCCACGGGGTTGATTTACGGGCTGTGGGGGTCAACTCTCGTTGAAACTTGTATTTGTGTTGCCCCCAGCACTGCCATCACTCATAATCTCAACCAACTAGCTGTATACTACAAATACTTGCTGTTTGTTTAGGCATTTGTGCTTGTGGTTGTGGTTGGTTGAGAGTTATGAGTTGCGTACAATCGTATTGTATTATACCTTTTTACTACACATACTGGTATAATACAACTTGTTGTGTCAACCCTCGCTTTACTTATATCAAGCCTAATATTCGCTGTTTTACACTACCTTTATTACTACTCTAATCACTACCATCGGTAGTGTAAAAGTATGCTAGCATACCACGAATATTAGTTTGATATAAGTATGCGCTCGTTGTCCCTAGGCATAGATATTCTTCCTCTTCTAGTAGGTGATAATTTTAAATTTACAAAGGAGAAAGATATGGAAAAGTTACAAGAAATAGTTAACAATTTAAAATTTACTGATACTATGAATCAGCTACTATCAAAGATAGTAGCACCAGATGCAGTATCAGTAATACCCTCAAAGAGCAAGAACGGCGTTGAGGGTATTAAGATTTACGGCATTCAATGCTTTAACAAGGCTCAGCTGATGAAAGATGAAGACTTTTCAGCATTGAATGACGCAATCAAAGCATCATCTAACCATAGTCTGCTTGTACGTCACGATGATGCGTACGAAACGCCTATGGTTTGGATTGGCCCAGGTTCTACCAATAACCAATCCAAAGAAGATAAGCAAACGTTGTTTGCTTAATCTTCAAGGGAACTTACGTTCCCTTTAAACGTTAATGTATAATTGGTGGTGGCAAAAGCTCAAGTGTTGTTACTAGTCCTTTCACTGCTTGGACGAGTAGCCACCACTACAACTATGAGGTAAATATGAATAAATTTAAAATAGTAAACTTATTAAATGGTGCAGTAACAGTAGTAGTAGCTAAGTCTTATGTATCAGCACTTAAACGTGGTAGAAGATACTTTAGCGAACCTAACAGAACTAAAGTACCAGTTCAGGTAATATAGATATGAAGACGATTGATATCTTTTTATATTGGACTGTTACAATCTTTGTGTTAGCAGTTACAGCTGGTATGTATCTAAAACATATTGATTACTGGTTTATTGGTGCAGTAATTGCATTCTTACTGATAGGCTATTACTTTGATATAGCAGAAGAAGAAAGCAATCGTAACTACTTTGAAGACAGAGGTTATCCTCTTGACTGGGAAGATTACAAAGCACAGTATGAAGCACCAGATGAGTACAATATGGATGGTTGTAACACTTGCCATAACGAGGTTTATGAGGTTTGTATGTGCAAACCTGTAGTCAATGATTAACGAAATAAAGCACGGATTTATTAGAGGATACTTTGCGTCGATGACAAGCTCAGTATTAGTCTCGGTTCGTGCTTTATTACAACTTATGAGGTAAAAATGAGATATAAAAATGAATTTGTAACATTAATTAGTGGTTGTGTAGCTGTTGTGTTGTTAGGTTATTTATCATACAATGCAATGGTAACACGAGATGTACCTGTCGAAAAGATAGTATATCAAGATAAAGAAGTAATGGTAGAAGTACCAAAATATATAACAGAAACAGTTACAGATACAATATACAGGGACAAGTTTATTCCTTTGTATTTAAGTATCAGTAAAAGTGAGTTTGAAGAAGTGTTTAGACATTACCGAGATTTACGAGGTCCTTGTAGCACATTTGACTGGAACGGTAAACTATATTGCACCAGACTCGACACAGAGCCAAAAGATATTTGCTCTCCTAAAGTAAAATGAGCTATATAAAACAATATTGTCCATACAGAACAAGATACGAATTATTGCAATGGGCAAAAACTCGGTATCCTTCAACCAAGTTTGATAGTAAGTGGTCTAAGAAAAGGCTGTTTGCGCTTTACTACAATACTAAATGAAGGTGGCATAAGCCATCTACTCGCAGGTGTGTACAATCCTCCTTTCATCCGTGTCTTGTTCGCGTGTATGCACCTGCAAATTATTAAACTATGTACCTCATAGTTATAGGTGATGGGTAACCATTATAAAGATATTGACAGGCGAGTACTAGCTAATTAGCTGATAACAGGGATACTTTGATATCTGACTATCACTAACGAGGGTCAAGCCACCTAAACTTTTAATTCAACAGATAACGCTAAAATAAGGAGCCTATATTATGGCAAACGCAACAAGCGCACCTAGCGGTGAAAGAACAGTAAGTGTAAGTGAGAACGGTAGCTGGTCTACCAAAACAATCGTAGCAAATACTATTGGCGAACTAAGAATAGCATTAGATATACCTAATGAAGCTACAGTAAACGTTCAAGACCAATTGTATACAGATAATTCATCTGCGATGCCAGTTAACGAGCTAAATGATGATGGTACAACACGACCATTGTGTATTGGCTGGGTAGCTAACAATAAAACAGGCGGTTGTTAATTATAATTGTAATCAGGGGTCTGCACAACGCAGGCCCCAAACTATAAAGGAGAATTATGAATTTGTTATTAGATTTTAACTCAAGTCCAGCAATTAATAAAAATATTGTAGAGTGTAGTAAATCTCCTGTAGAGTTTACAGAAACAGGAGCGCGCATTAAATTTGTTAGACCACCACGATATGATTCATTGGACCGACCATTGTGGATAGATATTCTTAATATTGATACATTGTGGGATAATGTAGATGCAGAGCAGTTTGCAAATAATACAGGCATGCAAGACATAATAGCGTTTAAAGAAGAGCTGGAAACAACAAACAAATGGTTGTATGATGCTCTTGAAATAACAGATAAAATTGATGTTACTAAATCATATGCTTGGAAAAAAGGTTGTTATGATATCGTCAAAAATGCAATTACAAAAGCTCACAGATTTAACATGAGACCATCAGGAATGCCTAGTATATTCAATAGAATACAAGATAGTAGATGGATATACGACCAACTACAAAGACAAATGTCACGTCTTGATACTTATCGTAATAAAGCTAAAGCAGCAGAAATAACACTTGATAGTAGTATCGAAAGTATTATTGAAAACCAACGAGCAGCTTATGATAATATTATAGAAAGTACAAATCAAGCTAATGCGATGTCTGATTATTACAAAGTATATAATTATATCGAACCATCAACTGATAGTGTTAATATCCAATTATATACAATTGTACATTGCAAATCAAAAGATATGACTATCATCAACAACAAAAACGAAGAGATATGTAAAATGCGAGTTCCTGAATGTTATCTTAAGTTTAATAGGCCATTGTACAAAGCATTAAATGGTGGTAATAAATACGGACTGCAATACAATGCAGCTGTTATGCACGGTAAACATCCATACATTAATGCAGTGCCATATCGAAGGTTAAATCATCCAAATATAGATAGATATGCATGGAGCACATTATGTTTATCTAGTTATACTGACGACATAGAACGTGCATTGTACAAAAATGATTACATGTCTTTTGTTATGGGTATTATGAATTGGAATAATATTTATAATAAAGATGCAACTAATCCATATGCTGAAATCACACAAGTTATGACTTATGGCACATTTCCAGAAGTTGAAAACGAAGATGAACTACATAGAATAAGAACAGCTCTTAACATTAGTCTACACGAGTTCTTTCGTGCTAAATACTTTAAACATGCAATGACAGAACTTGATAGTGTTCAAAGAGATTGGAACGAAAGAATAACTAGAAATTATTCTCCATATGCAAGATATATTGTTGAAGAATATGATAGTAAGAATTGTCCAACACGAAGTGTTTGTACTGGATATCAAAATCTTAAATCATATCTTGAATCAAATGCGCAGTATATGGTAGAAGAAATGGTAGGTAATTTTCTTATTAACGACAATAGTAATGAGTTTGATGTAGGCTATGAGTTTCAAGAACTAGAATCAATACTAATGTCTATAAATGATTCTGTAAGACCTGAAAACTTGTGGGACCAATTGCAACAATTAAGGTATTCAGATGAAACTGATTACTGGGGTACAGCCCCGACAAAACCCGATAATAACCCTGATATTGCAGCAATGCAAGCTAAAATATCACAATGGGAAGAACAATTAGCAGCTTCAGGAGGTATAAATGAGTAGACCTAACTTTATTATTAAAGAGAAAGCATGGAATACCATGCAACAATATGCAAACATTGCATATGACAAAGACCAAAACGAGATATCTGGGTTGATACCGTACAGATTAACTGAACATCCTGTGTCAAACGAGACTGTGTATGAGTTGTTTGACCCAGTTATCTTAAAACAAGAAAACTCAGGAACAACAACAGAGCTTGATGGCGAAGCATTGCGAGATTACCAAGTCAAAGCTGGTATGAAATATGGAACAGACATTAAATTTTGTTGGTGGCATTCACATCATACAATGGGTGCATTCTGGTCAGGAACAGATGATAAGGAAATAAAAGCGTGGAAGAATGACTCATGGTCACTTGCACTTGTTATCAATCTGTTTGGAGAATACAAACTAAATGTATCTGTTTGGAAACCAATAGAGTTTTCTGAAGATGTACCATTAGAAATTATAAGAGATATTCCTAAAGCAACAAAGAAACAGCTTAAAGAGTATAATGAATTATGTTCTAATAAAACAGAAGTTATGAATACGGGCTGGCATACAAAAGGATATACTCCACGCAGTCAAATGAATATGTGGTACAATAAAAAAGAAGAAGATGCATTAGACCCTGATGCAAACAAAAAACTAAAATGGGTTAAAGGAGAATCTATAAATATCTATGCAGAACTTATCGAAGCGTTAGATGAAGCAATATCTGATATAGTAGATGATTTCTGCCAAGGTACTATAGATTACAAAGAATATTCTAATAGAATCAAAATGTTAAACAAGGACTTAAAGTCAAGAAATGCAAAAGTTAAAATAAATATATTGCCACAAGGCAGTGTACTTGAAAAAGCTATGACTATGCAACCTTGGGAACATTTAAAATATGATAACGAAGCTGTAGAAAAATCATATGATGATGCTAGATTAAGTAATTATCAAACAAACTATGGAGGTTATGGATGGGTATAAACATGAGAAGCGAAGGCTTAGTAAACACTTTGCATGAATATACTTTTCATATACTAGGTTGCGGAGCTATAGGTAGCTCTGCAGCCACTCAGTTATTACGATGTGGTGCTAAAAACTTTGTGCTGTACGATATGGACAAAGTAGCAACAGAAAACATCGGCGTATCTCAGTATATGGATGAGCATATTGGCATGTTAAAAACTGAAGCATTGGAAGAACATCTGATGAGTATTAATTGTAGGAACTTAGAAATAATACAATCACCAGAATACTTTAACATGTTTCGATATCAAAACAATAATGACATTGTAATATTAGGTTTTGATAGTATGAAATCTAGAAAACATGCAGTTCAAGAAATATGTTCAAACAAACGAACTAAACCATTCTTGTTGATAGATGGTAGGATGGGTGGTGAACATTACCAGCAATATTTGTTTAAAGATTTGACACTAAATAAATATCTAAAAACATGGTATTCTGACGATGAAGGTGATGCAGAACCATGCAATGTCAAAGCATCAAGTTATTGCTCAAATATGGCAGGTAGTATGATTGTTAACGCTATTAGGAAAGTAGTCACAAATAGTCCTTACGAAACAATGTTGACTTTTAACTTCCCTACAATGACAATACAAAAAAATACTTGCTTCCCAGCCTGACAATTAGTAAATTGATAGCTCGTCTTCAATCTCTGAGGACGAGTTATCGTTATCGTAAATAAGGAAAAACACAATGAAACTAACAAAAGTAAAGAGAAAAGCTGTCTCTGTAAATCCCTCTACTTTATTATTGTATGGAGCACCTAAAGTTGGTAAAACTACTATGCTATCTAATTTAGATGATTGTCTAATAATAGATACAGAAAAAGGTAGTCGTATGATTGAAGGTTACATACAAGAAGTAAACAGTAGAGATGAGTTAATTGAAACATTGATAGCTATTAAAGAAAGTAATGATGTAAAGTATAAATATATAGCTATTGACACAATTGATAAAGTTGCAGAGTGGGCTGAACGCAGAGTATGCGAAGAAGAAGGTGTAAACTCTATTGCTGATTTAGCATTTGGTAAAGGCTATGGACTTGTACGTGAAAAGGTAGCTAAAACTATTTCACATTTCAAAGAAGTAGCAGAACATCTTATCATCATTGGACATAGAAAAGTAGCATATGCAGTAACAGAAGGTAACCCTATAGTAATACCAGAATCTCTTGATTTAACAGGTAAACTAAAGAATGTTATCATGGCTGGTTGTGATGCTATTGGCTATGTATATCGTGATGACAAAGAAAACCTAATGGTATCTTTTAAAGCTAATGATAGCATAGAAGCAGGTAGTAGATGTCCTCATCTAAAGGGTAAAGAAGTTAAATTTGAATGGAAAAATATATATAAGGAGGCTAAATAAATGGCTATATTCAAACCAGAAACAACAAGTACAACAACAACTCCTAAGTCTTCATACTTAGGTGCAATAGAAGTAGGACCAGTAGGTTTTAAAGATAGAAGTGGTGATTTCCCAGGACAAGATTGGGCTGAAATATTCTTAGAGATAGAATTATCTGTTAAGGGTAGCGAATACACCAACAAAATGTCTTTATTAGGCAGACTAGATAAAGATAGTGAAGGTAAAATTGTAGGAGGTAGTGTACTTAAAAGAATGTACAATATCTTTGAAATGATTGGATTTAAAGGTGGTCTTACTATTGATAAAAAATGGGAAGACGAAAATGGCAATGAAATTACTAATATTGCAGAACACTTAAACAATAATTTCAAAACTACAAATCAAGAGTTTATTGCATACGCATACAAAAAGAAACCTAAAAAGCCAGGAGATAAAGTGTACACAGAAATGTGGCCAAAACTATGGCTAAATACAGAAGGCGGTAGAATGCAATGCGATAAAGATATTAAATGGTTAAAAGAAAATGGATATCTAAAAGAAGCTAGTCAAGATGATTTTGCTCCAAAAGGACAAACTAACTTGGCTGACAATGCGCTAGCTAATCTATGAACTATGTAGAGATAGCAGTTGGAAGCCCCAATAATCGGGGCAACCTAGTGTTGCGCAGCGAGCTTGGACATTATCTTCCTAAAGATGGTAGCCCATTATATCGCTCTGTTTATCTCTACGGTGATGATGCAAAAGAATATGCTAATTCACATAGGACCTTAAAAGGCTATCACGGTAAGCGTGGTATTGACAATATACTTATTGATATAGATAGAAAAGACAACTCAGATGAATACACACTAAAACAATTGCGTAATACCCTGCTCCATTTAAATACTTTAGAAGTATTAGATGAGAGTATACAATGTTATTTTAGTGGTACTGGTTATCATATCGTCATAACAAATAAAGTATTCAATTTCCAAGCTAGTGATAGCCTGCCCTATCAAGTCAAACAAACAATGTCAAATCTGTTTGAAGATATAGATAGTAGTATATATATGAGAAGTGGAATATATAGAGTTTCTCACACTAAAAATCAAAAAACAAACCTATATAAAATACCTATCACATTACATGAAGCACTAAACTATACTTATCAACAGATACACGACTTGGCTAAAGACCCTCGTTTTGAATATCCATATGAATTATTAGATGGTGATAATGAGCTAGAAGGCTATATATGCCTAGATGTCCCTAGAATACGCCAACAAAGCAAAGTTAGTGAGCCCACGAAGATAGTACCTTGTGTGCAAACAATGCTTAGAAATGGCCCAATACAAGGCTCTAGACACAATACGCTACTTAGGATAGCTAGTTATCTCAAAAGAAATGGTGTTCCTAGTGATTATGCAAAAGTAATGATATTGCATTGGAATAACAATATGATGAATGAAGAATCAATAATACAAAAAATAGAATCTGTTTACAATGGAAACTACAGATACAGTTGTCATGACTCAGTAATGAAAGAACATTGTCAAACAAAATGTATTTACTTTAAAAACAAAAATTATCATATTGATGTTAAAGATTCTAGCACATTACAAAAAGAATACGAAGAACGATTAGAAACAAACTTCCAAGGTAGAACTGTACCTTTATCAGATATGTTTGATTTAGATGGTTATGACACACAAATATATCCAGGAGAGCTTGTTACTATATTCGGTCCAACAGGGTCTAACAAAACTACATTAGCGCAAAATCTTGCATTGGGTGTAGATTTTAAAAACGATAGAATAAACAAACAATGGCAAATACCAACATTGTTTTTATCTTTAGAACTTTCAGCATGGTATATGCACAGACGTCATTTGCAAATTGTATCTGGTTTATCAAAAGAACAAGTTAATGCTAACTACAAAGAAGTATACAAAAAACATTCTGATGAACTACAACATTTGCATATACAAACAGTAACGCCAACTCTGACATCAATACAAGACAAGATAAAAGAATTAAATCCATATCTTGTTGTTGTTGATTATATTGATTTGGTAGATACGCCAAAAGATGTTAAAGGAGAATATGAACAAATTAAATACATATCTCATAACTTATCTAATATGGCTGTAAATCTAGACGTTATTATTATACAAGTATCACAAGTCAGTAGAGAGTACAGTAGAAATGAAGTTTTAGACCTGTATGCAGGTAAAGGTTCAGGTGCTATTGAGAATGCATCACGTAAAGTGATTGGTCTTAATGGTCAAGCTGATTCTAATATTAAAGAAATTCATATGTACAAAAATACTGATGGTGAATTATTTGACGTAAATGTAGAATGGCGTGAAAGTTTTAGATTAAGGAGAGTCTAATGGGATGGTTTATAACAATAATACTAGACGATAATTTAGCTATGATAGAGCTATTTAAAACGTTTAGGATAGGCGTAGCATGGATTAATGATGAAACAGGTAAAGCATCGTCATTAATTTTAGGCCTATGGAAACTAGAAACAAATCTTACGCTAGCTGTGCGAAGCAAATTGGGGTGGCATGAAGCAGGCCAAGCGTAAGATTACTAGTAGAATGAAGTTTTGGGAGGACAAGTTCCTCCCAAAGCTTAAAAAACATCATGGCAACAGAAGTAAAGGTGTATTTCATCGTTTGATGAAAAAGTCATCTACACTGCGAACTTCATTAAAAAGAAGGAGCAGAGAATATGAAGTATTATTTGATATTAGCCTTAAAGAAATACGCGAACTTATGTTATTGGCGTACGGAAAACAATGTAAATATTGCAAAGAAATACTTAAAGTTAACAATATGGTTTGTGACCACACTAATCCTATTAGCCACGGCGGAGATTCTATCAAGACAAATCTTCAAATGATATGTTCACGTTGCAATACAAGAAAAGGACCTTTAACAGATAAAGTATACAAAAAGTTATTAGGTTGGCTAAAAAGACAAAACAAAAATTCAAGAGATTATATATTAAGAAAACTCGCTAGAAGCGATGTATTTAAATAAATACTGGCTGGAAGTTGCAGTATAAAAACTCCAAGATGTTTTCATAATGTCCTATGTATAGGTAATGGGAACTTTCTAGTCGAAAAAGGGGAGAGTCAAACAATTAACAATTAACGGGAGTTATTATCAATAGTTTGGTGCAGCTCTCCCCGCTCACATAAGGAGATATTATGATATTATTTGGAATGGTTATTAAATGTTATACAATACTTACTTTTGCAACAATAGCAGATGAAATATGGAATCTAAATAATCCACGTCCATATCCACAAGATAAGTATTATGAATTAGCAAATTGGGAAGAAAAAGACTTTATCTTTTATACGAA